TTTAATAACTCTTTGTAAACAGCATGTGTAATCTCTACGTCTTGTTTACAATAGTCTAGCATAGCTTGATTATATTTTGAAAAGTTTACTCCCTCTCCACCTTTTAACATATTTAATTTTTCACCCCATGCTTTCAGGCCATGACCTTTTTCTCGTATAGGATTAAATAACTGAGATAATATTAATGTATCTACAATATTACCTGGAAGTATTTCTGCATCTAATAATTTATTTAAAACAGGAGCATCAAATGATAAACCATTATGCATAATAAAAGTATCTACATTTTTAGCCCAACTTTTAAAACCATACATGTTACCTGAGTCCCATACAGTAATAACATTAGTATCTATATCTTTTACTACAATGCAATGTATTTTAGAAGGATTAAATCCATCTGTCTCAATATCAAGAACTACTTTCATTTGCTCCACACCAACTACAGTCTTCTCCTTTACCTATTTCCATTTCAGTTTTTTCTTCTGGGCAATAATGACTCCACATTTCAGGTTCACTAAATAACTCCTGTTGCTTTTCCATAGTAGGAAACTCAAACTTATGATATACGTACACAAATGTATGACAATTAGGACAACTTAAATTAGTTACAATATCGTGCTCGTCACCCTCTTCTCCGTCATGGTCTCCACCCCATATTAACTTTGTTCCACAGTGCCAACAATTCATTTATAATACTCCTTGTGCTTCGTTTTCAAAATTATCCTCAAAAGGATTATCTATTTGTGACATTCTACCAGACTTTTTATCATAATGCAAGTAAGAACATACACCTGTTTCTCCTGTGTATCTATTTTTTAAAATACGAATCGTTGTAGTACAAGCAATTACTTCATCATCTGATTGTTGATTTCTTTCTAAAGCAATAACACTATCAGATAAATGTGCAATACTGGCACTACCTCTCAAATGAGATAGAGTAACTTCTTTTCCGTTCTCGTGACCTAAGTCTCCTGATGGTCTCCTAAGATGTGATACTAATAATAAACCAACTCCTGTCTCTTCTACAAGTGAACGTAGCTTAGTCATCAATACATCAATAGACTTTCTTTCATCTCCATCATCTTGTCCACTAACTAAGATAGATAAGTGGTCTAAGAATATCCATTTACAATCCAAAGACTTTGCCATATATCGAACCCTGGATAGTATCTCATCATTACCTATTGAACCAAAGTGGTCAAAGGCAAAGAACCTACCAGAACCTATTGTTTCTTTTTGCCATTTGTTTAACTGCTCTCTAGCAAATTGATTTCGTATCTCCTTGATATACAATCTTTGGTTTGCCTCAACAGACATAATGTTAAATGCAGTATTCTTTGTACTTTCTTCTAATGCTAATATTCCTATATTGTCACTAGAGTTTTTTAGAATGTGATGCATCAACTCACGCATGATAGAAGATTTACCCATACCAGCACCAGAAGTGAATGTAACTAACTCTCCTGTTCTCATGCCATATGTTTTTTCATTCATGGCACTCCAAGGATAAGGTATAGTTTCACAATACTCCTCTTCATACAACTCATCTCCTAACTTTGCTAAGTTTACTATGCCAGCCGGTGTATATGATTCTGCACTCCACCAATCTTGAACAAAGTCTTTTGCTTTACCCATCTTTAAATATTCGTTAGGGTCTTTGTAGTCCAGTCTAACTATCTTACATTTGTTTGGTTCAAATAATTGTGCAACCTTTTGTGATGCTTCAACACCAGGTTTATCTGTGTCAAAACATACCACAACATTTTCAAAACTATTCAAATATTCTAAGTGCTGTTTACAATTCTGCACAGCACTTTGAACTCCATTCTTGATTGATACTACTGCCCATTTACTTCCTAACATTTCGTACACAGACATGGCATCTATCTCTCCTTCAACGATAGTAATATATTTACCACCAGACTTGAATAAATTTTGTCCAAACAGTAAGGCATCTCCTATGTTACCTTGAGACCATATTTTTTTTCCTTCTACTTGTCTCACCTTTGTGGCAACATGGCTACCATCTAAATTAAAATATTCATAGTAATGATGTGTTATCATTGAACCATCTTGTCTTATTTTTGTTCGATATTTTCTGGCAGTTTGTTCGGATATTCTTCTATCCGTAATACTACCATAGTTTCCGGTGCTAGTTATTCTATTCTGCATATCTACCACCTCTCCTATTTTTTGGAATCCTGTTTCCATTTTTGCCTCTCCTACATTATTAAATCTTTTGTTACATGAAAAACAAAAGGCATGTCCATCCGCATGTATGTTATAACCATTACTTGAGCCACATGAAGGGCACTCTCCTCTGCTTATCCATTTACTTTGCATCACATCATACCTAGTGTATTAGTTACACCTATGACTACATAGATAGCTGTGTATATTAATAAAAATTCTAATCCTATCATTTATATTCCTTTCTATATTATTTAAAAGTATAATAAAACATCATAATAAATATATATAATACCCATAAGGATAATAATAAAATAAATATATTAATTATTATATTTGATATTATATTAATATATTTAGATATTATACTGAATATTTTATACTTGTCAATCAAAATCTTTCAAACTATTTTTATAAAGTTTTTCCGCTGAATCAATATCAAAACCTATGCTATTTTTACAATCCAATTTCGCATACATTCTGGCTTCTTCATTAGAGCAACCTTCTTTCTTGTACTCCTTAAATAACTTTCTATAGAGTCTTTTCTCATCTTTTTCCCAAAGATTACTCATTTTTTTCTCCTAACTATTATACAATAAAAAGAATAAACTTACAATTAATAATAATGGAAACATATTATTAATCCATAAAAATTTAATTTTCTTAGGTTTTTGAAACCACCGACCGGTGGCTCTGAATCTTCTTTCTCTAGAGCTACTCATCTTTTAAATGTTCTGCGTCTGGCATTTCTACATCTCCTAACCAAACACCACCAGAGTTATTTGTAATATTTTTACCATTATCTTTTTTTACTCCTAACTCTCTACGCAACTTGTAGTTCTCTTCATTTAATTGTTTTATTCTAATGTGAGAATTTTTTAATTGCTCTTGTAAATCTTTTACATTCTTTTCTAATATAGTTATTACTACTGGGTCATACATTTTTTTCTCCTATCTAGTTAAAATATATGCTATTAAAATTATAAATATTCCTAAAACTACACCTCCTAAAAGGTAATATAACATAAATACTTCACACATTAATTTATACCTTCTATTGTTACACCTTGTTCAATAGCAATGCTCACATTAACTCCCCACGATTTTAAATTATCTAATGCTTCTTCTTTTGTTTTAAATTTTAATAGCTTGTTATCTTCATCAACTAACTGGTCTATTGGAAAGTTCTCTCCCCAAGGACACTCTCTTAACCACTTATCTGATTTAAATAAACTATGTGCTATCACATACATTGTTGTTTCTCCTTCTATTATATTTCTTTTTATTTTTGACAATCCTCTGCCTATATCTTGTGTCAAGTAAATTTTTTGCCACAATATTTGGTACTCTAACTATAGGTTTTATTTTATTCATAGCATTCCTATAAATATTGTATCATAGATAATTATAAAATGCAAGTCTTATACTTTAACATCTTGTATATGTATATCTAAATAATCTGCAAGTAAATATCTTATTTCTGTATAGCAATCATCACATAATAAAAGATTACATGCTCTGTTTGTCATATCTTCTGGGTAACCTTCATTTTTTTTACATCTTTGACATTTAATTTTTTTACTCATCTTTGTCATCTTTGTTTGTTAATTTATTTAATAATTTTTTACCTTGCACTAATGCTCTTTTCTCTGCAAAGGATATTACTTTCTTCTCTCCGGATAATGCACCTATCTTTGGTGGTTTAGTGTTCTCCACGAGCTTTATATCCGGTTTAAATCCTACATCATCTCCAAAGAAAAACTCCTCTAGTTCGTGAAATCCTCCTATATGTAGAAAGATTTGTGGTACAGTTTTATGTCCTGCTTTTTTAAATCTCCTAACTTTCTCCGCAGTATCTAGTTCTCTTTCTTCGTATACTTCTCCGGCTTCATCTAGTAAAGACTTAGCCTCTGCACAATAGATGCAGTTCTTTTGTGTGTATATAATATATTTAATCATCTGCTGTATCTCCTTCTACAATATCCATTTGTGAATCTTCTCCATATTCAACACCTTCATATATACCTATAATATCTACTTCTTTACCACTAGGTAGTTCATCTATTTTTATTTCTTCACCTGATTTTATAGGTATGCCTACTTCTCTAACTGAATCTTTTACTTCTTCTTTAGTAAGTTTTTCATCTGATTCTATTTTATAAAATCTAGTATCAGTAGACCATTCCTCTACAACATATGTATATTTACTCATCTTCATGCTCCTTTTCTACTTCGTGTCTTAACCTATGGTTAATAATATCTAATAACATACTTGATGCTACTGTGTTGCTTGGTGCAGTATCAAATGCTAAATCTGTAACTAATAAC